ATTTGATCAGGTCAACTCTGCGCTTTTCCATCTCCGGAGTCATTGCTTGTTCCTTTCAGTTTCTCTCTCAATATGTCCATCGATTTGCGCACGCGCAGCACGTTGATGCGATTCGGTTCCGCGTCCCAATCAGCCACCACCGCTGCTGCGGCCCGAACGATTTCGGATTCGCTCTCGGAAGGCGCATCTCGGCATTGCACGGCGTCTGCCATTCCATCAACCAGCGAATCAAATTGTTTCCATTCAGGCGCACCAGTCTTCTCGTGCTCAAGGAATGCGATGACGCTGGCGTATAGCCGTTCAATGTTGCTCATGAATTTTCATCCAGTTTGGAGTTTGGCCATTCTTCCATTGGGCGAAGGAAGACTTGTGTGTGGCGTAATATTTCCTGTAGGCCGCAACGGCATCACCTTCAACTTTGCAATCATCAGGCATGCATTGCGGAACAGGGGTCATCGTCTCAACAAGAATGGATTTTGGCGGACAAAGTAGGTGCGCCCATAGAAACTGAGTTCTGTGAATGCGCCCATCATACCGGGACGTATATTGCGTGAGCAATTCGTCCCACGTGTCAAACAGCCAATGGTAATTGTCGGACGTCTGGCGAACCCAAACAGCACTTGGGTGATTTATGTGAGTGGCTTTGTAAAGCGCAGGCTGCGCGGTCTCCGGATTCAACACGCGGTGCGCCGTAGACAGCAGCTGTGCGTATTCAAGGATCATTTTCACTACGTGCTTGTCGCAGTGAAGCTGTGCGCAAACAGTCGGATTGTGGTCGAGATAAAATATGTTCATAAGTTCTCCAGTTCTTCGATAGCCAAATCATTTATCCAGTCGGTCAGTTCTGCCCAGCCTTTGTCGATGCAATGTCCATGGTGGCAACGGAACGCACCATAGTAGTCGTTCTCAGGCGCTGGCTCGCGAATGGCGGCGCCAGTGTTCGCCTTTGCGGAGTGGTCGTCAATCCATGGGCAGGTCATCTCTGTCCATCCGCTAGGATCCGGTTCATTCTTCTTGAGCATCCTCCGCTGCTCAAGGAAGTTGTAAGCTACAGCGAAAGCTCTGTTGCGCTCTATGGCCTCCTCTGTTGGTAGTTTGTCGCGCTTAATCCTGCGGCCATTCAGCTTCAGAGAAAAGGCTTCGAGCAATTCAGCAATGCTGTAACGCACATCGAACATTTGCCGAAGCTGAACTGTCCAGCCGCCATAGGCTGGCTTTGAATTCTGAAATCCTGGCAACCTGCCAACACGCGTAACACCGCTCATGCCCGGATCATTGCCCAGCAAACTCCCGGCGATGAATGCACGAATCATTCCGTCGAATCGCGCCGCATCGGTCTCAGGCTCATCAAGCATAAACCACCACTGCTCATTGCCCGGAGAAGTCTCGATGCGCGCAGTAGGCGTGAGCACCTCCACAACAGAGCGATCGACTTTCGTCCCCACATCATCGACCATCATCGCTCGCCCAGCCGCGAATGTTTCTGTGCGTCGTCGGAAACTACCATCGCCAGCGCGGCGAAAGCTGGCGATGGTCACATAGCCGTTCCAAGAGGTTGGCATGGCTATCTCAGACCCATGGCGCCAAGGGCGAGGCTTCCAGGCGTGCGGGCCTGCGTGCGCGGGATCGCCTTCGAAACCGCACAGAATCATCCGCTCATCGGCGGGCAGGCCTTGAGCAAGCATCTCAAGAAATTCTTCCATCTCAATTCTCCTTTCTTAGGGGGAAGTATTTATCGCTGAATCGCTGCCCGAAAGCTCCGGTCTAGAAAAGTGCTGTTTTCTGCGAACTACTTTTCTTTTGCTTTTTGTTCAGGCAGAGTTCCATCCACGGGCAGCGCCGTGCGGCCCCAAACTTAGAACTGGAGGAATCATGAACGTGGTTAAACTGGAAATCGAAATCATCGCTGCTGAGCGGCGATTCAGGCTGGCCAGAGAAGCGCATGACCTAGCGTGTGAGCGCGCATTCATCAAGCTCACTCCAAAGTCTGCCGCGACTCGCATGGCGACATTGAAACTGCTTGGCGACGCAGAGTTGGCTTTGGACGCATTGCTTGAGAAAATGGAGAACGCGCACAATGCCGAAGGTTAATGGTTGGCAGCGAGAATCTGACAAATTGGCCGCAGCCATCGGCTTCGTGGCTTGCGCAAAATGCGGAGAGAAGAAAAGAGCCGATTCATTTTACAACGACGCAGAGGATCCATCGCAGAGAAGCAAAAATTGCAAAGCGTGCGAAGGATATTACAAGTCGTTCGGTCTGCATCGACCAACAACCAAGAAAGGAGAATTCTGATGGAATCAATTATCGTCACAGAGCAAGGCTATAAGGTGCGGCTGGTATGCCGACACTTCGTTGGCGAGTGGGACGGCGTGGAGATGTACGAGATTTTGTCTGGCTTGCGCAAGGGCAAATTCACCGTCTCGTTCATCGTTGATGGCAACATCCGTATTGCGTTCACTGGCCCGCAGGGAATGGCCGAAGACAAATTTGCCGAATTCCTCGAAATGATGGCCGAATAGGAGCACTGACATGTACCTAAGAAAATCCCAGATTGAAGCGCAACAGCGCCGCTCAGACAAGCTTGCGTGGATTGCCGGTGTGGCGTTGTTTACCTCCAGCATTTGGCTGGTCGCAGAGTTCACAGCGCCGCAGGAGACGTTCGTTTACCAGATCCGGTATTTCGTCGATGGCCGCGAGCACACGCTGCTGACGTTCGGCGAGTCGCAGGCGGACGCTTCTGCGAAAGCCAGAGCGGGCCTGCCAGCCGCCGAAATCGTTGGGTTGGAACTGCTTGGCGAGTGGGACGGCATGCGCTGAAAATATTTTTCAAGAGAAGCACGAAAGTGCTTTTCTTTTTTGGAAGGTTCAGGCATAGTTCACTTATCGGGTCGCGAGGTGCGGCCCGACCAACCTCAGAAATGGAGACCGACATGAACCTCTTCAATCAGTGCAAAGGCTACGCTTCCCCGTCCACCGCGACCGCCAAGCTGGCCAAAGTTCTTCCGGAATACGACAACTACCGCTGGTTTATCGTGGCCCTGCCCAATGGCCGCTACATGCCGGTCGTCCAGTCCTGCAATACCGACATCTGCGGCCTGCTCTGCCACCACGGCATCGGCGAAATCTAACCCCATCGGGGAGGGCAACCTCCCCACTCCCAAGGAGACCGACATGAAACACGCCATCAAGACCACACTTCACAAAAGCTGCGACCGCATCGTCTTCGAGTGCGGCGACTACTACGGATCCGTCGAGATTGACACCACCAAGTGGACGAACGTTCTGGCCGACCAAGAAGCCATTCACCGCGCTGCCGCGATGCGCGCAGTTGTCTGCGAAAATTTCAGCGGCGAACTGATCAGCGCACCGCTGACTCCGCCTCGATTTGAGCGGATGTCAATCAAGAATACTTGGGTGCACATCATCGTTGAAAAATAATTTGCCAAACTGCTTTTCTTTTTGAAACGGATACTGCATACTTCACTTATCGGGTCGCGAGGTGCGGCCCGAGCAACCTCAGAACTGGAGAACGAAATGAACTACCGAAACCTGATCCTCGATCTGACCCGCTACAACACCGCCCAGAAGCTTGATCTGCCCGTCGCCGCCTATTGGTTGGAAGTGGCTGTTGAGCAGGTGTGCGACCGCTGGTTCCCCGGCAACCGTCCCGATGGCTACGACTTCGAATCCGCGACGGACGCGGCCGAAGCCGCCGATGATGGCCTGCTGGCTCACCTCGTCAACGAGAAGTTCGTCGAACTCCAGCAGGCCGCCGAAGTGGCTTACGACCGCTGGATCTAATTTAATTCATCAGAAAGGAAACTGCCATGACCATCAAAATGCCGAAGTCGATTTTCACCACCACCCAAGCTGACCACCTCAGCGAACGGTACTCTCCCATCAACAGCAACAGCATCATCGAGATGATGCTTGAGGATGGGTTCTACGTCCACTCCGCAAAGGCTGTCGAGTCGCGCAGCCGCGATCCGCAGTTCGGCAAGCACGTGGTGGAATTCCGCCACAACGACGCCAAGCCTGTCAACGGTGTGATGCCGAACGTTCTCTTCATGAACAGCCACGACGGCAGCACCGCTGCCCGCATGTACGCTGGCTTGTTCCGATTCATCTGCTCAAACGGTCTGGTCATCGGTGCGGCGCTCGACATGTTGAAGCTCCGCCACACCGGCGATGCCGCGTCAGAGCTCACCAAGCGCGCCACCGGAATCGCCAAGAACGGCAGCCGGTATTTCGAGCAGATCGAGCGCTGGTCTCAGAAGCAATTGTCTGCACCGCAGCGCAATGAGTTCGCGATGTTGGCTTCGCAACTCCGCTGGGGTGACCCGCATCGCTTTCAACCAAAGGAGGTGTTGCAGGTGCGTCGCGCCGAAGACGACGCGGGCGATCTGTGGTCAACCTTCAATCGCATTCAGGAGAACACGGTACGTGGTGGCTTGCCGGGATTGACCCGCACTGGCCGCGCATCCACCAGCCGTCCGCTGAACGACATGCAGCGCGACATTGAGTTCAACGCCAATCTGTGGCGACTGACCGAGGAGTTGTTCGAGGCATACTAGACTCTTGCGCTTCCGGGAGTTGTTGCTCCCGGAAGCATTCTCAAGCATAATCCGATTTCAGAATTTATCAACGACACAAGGAGACGAAAATGACCAAGTTCAAAGATGGCACTCTTGCTGCCAAATTGGCCGAAGAGGCCAATGGTGTTGCGCCGATTCAGGTTGCCGAGGAAGGCGCCAAACGCGCACCCAAGGTGAATGCTGTCAAGGCCACTGGTTGCGGAACCAGCAAGATGCAGGAAACCAGTAAGCGTGCGCAGATTCTGGCTTGGATTGCCGCGCAGCCGAACAAGACTGCGACGGTCTGGGAGATTGAGTCCCATTTCAATCTCAACTCTCGCGGCTATCTCCAGAAGCTGATTGAAGTCGGCCACCTGGAAGTCGTCCCGTGAAACGCATCATCGGCGCAGGCTTTGCTGGTCTGATCGCCGCGCATGCATGGCCGAAAGCAGAAGTGCTTGAGGCCATGCCGGAACCTGAGCAAGCCCACAAAGCTCTGCTCAGGTTCCGGAGCGATGCTGCCGCGCACATGACCGGAATTGAATTCAAGAAAGTGCGCGTGCGCAAAGGCATCTGGTTCCGAGGCAAATTCGTCAAGCCGGACATCCGGCTTGCGAACATGTATTCGGCGAAGGTTCTGCGCGGCGAAATCGCCAACCGTAGCATCTGGAATCTCGATGCGGTTGATCGCTACATCGCTCCCGAAAACTTTTATCAGCAGTTGCTCGAGCGAGTCGGCAATCGCATTCAATGGAACTGCCAAGCAGATTTCTCAGGAGGACATACAGTATCGACAGCGCCGTTGCCTGTCGCGATTTCGCAGTTGGGTATCGATGCAAAGACCAAGTTTGGCCGCGAGCCGATCAACGTCCAACGCTGGCGGATAAATTGCGCTGATGTTTATCAGACGATTTACTATCCGGAAGCAGAAGAACCGTTGTATCGCGCGAGCATCACGGGCAATATGCTAATCATTGAGTCGATGGCTGGAGAATCGTTCAGAGACTCATACGTCGATGTTGATGAAGTGCTTGAGTCCTTCGGCTTGAATCTCAACCACATCCAGCAAATAGATGATGTTGAGCAGAAATACGGAAAGATATCGGAGATCGACGAGCGCACAAGAAAGGGTCTGTTGTATGAACTCACCGCTCGGCACGGAATTTATTCACTCGGAAGATTCGCAACTTGGCGAAACATATTGCTCGATGACGTTGTAGACGATATCGCAGCAATCAAGAAAATGGCGGCCATGTCCAATTACGACCTCAGAAAGGAAATCGCATGAAAGTAACTTTGATCAACTATACGCAGGACGCGGCAACGCTGCTGCTGTTCACCAAGAGCACGAGATTGAGTTTGACTCCAAACCTGCTGCTCGAAATCCACGATTGGCCTGCAGAGAAGAAGATGGCTGAACTTGAATACATGGCTAACACAATTCCGAGCTCTTGGGAATTCGTTGATTATGTTTTTTTGGTTGAAGGTGTCAGCCGCGCATACACGCATCAGCAGGTGCGCACTCGAACAGCGTCCTTTGCTCAGCAGAGCATGCGAGTGCTCAACATGTCGGACTTCGATTACGTCTACAGTGTTCGTACGGAAACTGATGAGAGTGCCAAAGCGTGCGTAGACTGGGCGCTGGACAAAATCAAGAAAGCGTATGAGAGCTTAATTGAGATTGGGTTGCCCGCAGAAGATGCTCGCGGCATTCTCCCGACAAACATCGCCACAAACATCGTCTGCAAATTTAACCTCCGCAATTTCGCCGATCTCGCGAAGAGTCGCACTGGCGGAAGAACGCAGAACGAATACCAGCAGGTCGTCAACGCGATGGTGGATGAAGTGTTGGCAGTTCATCCTTGGGCAGAGAAATTTCTTTTCCAGCAGGGCCGCGATCGGTTCAAGGAAATCGAAGAATTCGCCGCGAAGGAATTCCCCAATGACTTACTCAAGAAAGGCGAGTTACTAAAAATCGTAGACAAGATGCGCAAGGGAGAATGAAATGAAGAGGACAATTTTCGATCTTGACAACTGCATAAGCGCAGACGGCTGGCGGACACACCACATCAATTATGCGTTGCCTCCAGAAGAGCGATGGGATAAATATCATTCGTTATGCAATCTGGATCCTCCTGCCCACGTGTCGCTGGTAAAGGCTTCTCCCAATCCCGTGTTCTTCACTGCGCGCCCAAGTTACCTGCGTTCGGAGACCGCACACTGGATTGCAACTCACTTCGAAATTCATGCGCCGAAAATTTGGATGCGCGCCAAAAAGGATCATCGTCCTTCGCCAGAGTTGAAGCTGAGCATGCTGCACGATCTTCTCACCAATCACGATTGCGACGAGATTGTTGCCGCGTACGATGACCGTGAAGACGTTGTGGCGATGTATCGGGATAACGATGTCACTGCAGCGCAACTGCAGATCGCATCATCGAGCATCTATGCTCCGCAGTTGCGCGCTCCCGATTTATTGGACGCTGGCGCGGCAACATTCCGTCAGCGCAATGCCGTCTATGGCAACACCTACCTCAACTTCGGAAAGGTTCTCAAGACGTTATTCCCGGTGGAGCTGAGATTGTCTTCGGAAGAAGACTTTAACAGGCTTGGTTTGTTCGTTCACTGCATGGACAAACTTTCTCGATACGCAGCCAACATCGAAATCGGCGGCCATCAAGACTCTGCTCATGATCTGATGGTGTATGCCGCGATGCTCGAAGAGTGCACAAAATGATAATTGTGTACGACACCGAAACAACTGGCCTGACGTTGCATCCGTCAGCGCCAGTCAGCAAGCAGCCGCGAATGATTGAATTCGGAGCGGCAATTCTAGATGACTCTGGCAGTGTGGTTGAAGAATTCAATCAGCTAATTCATCCGGGAGAGTTGATCACAGAAGAGATCACGCGCATCACCGGAATCACAAATGATGATTTGAAAGGTGCGCCCAGCTTTGAGGCTGTGCTGCCAAAGATAGTCGGAATGTTTGAGAAGGTTGATGCTGTGTTCGCGCACAACCTTCCGTTTGACAAAGCGATCTTGACTGGCGAGCTTTCGCGGCTGGAGTACGTTGGCTTCCCATGGCCGCGCACAGAAATTTGCACCGTCGGATTGTACCGAGATCTTTGGGGTCGCAACCCAAAGTTGACGGAATTGTTCAAGCATGTCGTTGGGTTCCCATTAGAGCAGACGCACAGAGCTTTGGATGATGCCATGGCGCTGTGCGCGATAATTCAGAAGGAGGGTCTGTGGCGTTTACAATAATCCCTCAGCTGCGAGTAAGAACTGAGTTCCATTTCAAAAATGCATTTGGCCCGATTGAGAGAGTCGCAGACGCGCTGCGAGACATAGAGTGTCCGGCTGCCGGCATCGTCGATGTCGGGACTTGGGGGCACGTTCGCTGGATGAAGGCACTCAAAACAAGAAACATCAAATCGCTCTTCGGCGTCGAGATCCCGATGCCGGATGGCAATGGCATGAAGCCAGTCTCATGGGCGCTGGCCGAAAAATTGCCTGAGTTCTACCGGCTTAGCACCGCACTCAAGGTTCCGGACGCTGACCCGTTCCAGCTGTTGAAAGCAGCCTCTGGGGTGGTGAGATTCGCCGGAGCATCGTTTTCTGACCCGGAGCTGGTTGACTACATCGATATATCCCCATCCTCACCAATTCTAAGCGCTCTAGGGCGGAGCAAGGCGAAGGAATGGGGGAAGCCCCTAGTTTTGACTTCCGACACCTGGTATCCCACCTTAGACGCCTACAATGCGTTCATGGCGATGGGCGGTCGCGAACGGGTCACGCCGCAGCACCTGCTCACGGTCGAAGAAATGAGAAAGCATTTCGCGTTCCTTTCCCCGAAGGAATTCGAGCGAGCTGCCGAGAACACCTTTGAGGTCGCCGAGCGTTGCAGCGGCAAACTTCCTGTAGCGCCGCTCATCCACTTTGATGGGGACTTGGCTGCGCTAGCTGAGTCCGGCAAGGTAGAGCGCGTCAGGCTTGGCCATATCGCAGAATGGACAGAGGAATACGACTCTCGTCTGCGGCGCGAACTGGCCATGATTGCAAGCAAGCAATACGAGAGTTATTTCTTGGTTGTGGCCGATTTGATTCGATGGGCGAAAACGAAGATGCTCGTCGGGCCAGCGCGAGGCTCTTCAGCCGGATCGTTGGTTTGCTATCTGCTTCGCATAACAGAGGTTGACCCCATCCAACACGAGTTGCTTTTTGAAAGGTTCATCGACGTAAGCCGCAACGACCTGCCAGACATCGACATCGATTTCTCCGACACAAAACGCGACATGATCTTTGGTTATCTCGCGGACAAGTATGGCAGTGCTAATGTCGCGAGAATTGGAAGCATCAACACGCTTCGGGCCAAGACGGTTATTGCTAAAATCACCGAGCGATTCGGCATCCCCGCAAAAGAAAAGTTTGATGTGCTAAACGTGCTGATTGATTATTCATCTGGAGACTCAAGATTCGGTCATTCGCTTGAGGACACAATGTCGCAGACTGAATCCGGAAAGCGATTTGCTGAACGTCATCCAGAAGCCGCTGTGATGTTTGAATTGGAGAACCACGCTTCGCACACAGGCATTCACGCCGCAGGAGTAATTGTTTGCAACGAGCGAGTGGATGAATTCTGTACTGTTGGACCTGATGGTGTAGCGCAACTTGATAAGCCGGACGCAGAATCTCTTGGCTTGCTCAAAATTGATGCGCTAGGGTTGCGCACGCTCGGAGTAATTGAAGACGCTGGCGTTGTGACCGCAGACGAGCTTTATGCATTGAAGCTGGACGACCCAAAAGTATTCGCCATCTTCAATCAAAACAAATACAGCGGCATCTTTCAATTTGAAGGGCAAGCCCAGCGAAGAGTTGCCGCGCACATCCAAATCAATTCATTC